CGCGCCGCGTTTGACCAGCTCAGTCTTTAAAAACTCCTGAAACTGCACCGTCTCAATGCCCCACAACACACAGCGGTACCGCCGTTGCAGTTCGATAATGTCGGAAATAATCTTGTCCGGCAGGCGTTTCTTAATCAGAGCCTCCACCACATCCAACACACCCGTGCGGCGGTTGTACCCGCCGATACACAACGCAGACGGGTCACGGCTGTTGCCGGCCTTGCCCAAACTCGGGTCGCACGCACCATAAAAAATCCAATCCGAATCACGATTGACCCAAAAATTCAGGCTGTTCGCAAACGGCGCGGCCTCACCGGCAACCGGATCATTCTGATATTCCGAATCGAACGTCGCATGGCCGTCACGCGCACGGATTTTCATCAATGCCAATACGCCACGAGCCGCCCAAGAAGAGACCGCGCCGCGCTCCATTTCGTCCTTGTTTGCCTGATAAAACGCCTCGGCCACCGTCTCGCCGTCGTTTCGGAAAAGTTCCTCCCAGCGGTCCCACAAATCCATGCGGTCGGGCCAGCGTTTCATCGCCTTAAACTTAATACCGTGCCAAAACGGGTTATTTAAAGTGCGGTTAAGTACGCTGTCGTAATGCAAAATCGTGCCGATATAGATCACATCGTATTTCTGGCCGACCCCGCCCAGAGGCAATACCGTTTTAGTCAGCCACGCATTGAGCTTGTCGCGCTGTTCGGGATTGCGGACTTGCTCGTCATTCTCAATATCGTCCAAAACAGTTAAGTCAGGACGGTAAGGGCCGTGACGCAAACCGCGCAGCTTTTTACCGCTACCGGCCACTTGCACCTTAACGTCATTGGCCGTAACAATCGTACCGGCCTGCCATACACGGCCTTGTCCGCATACTTCTGGGAAGTCGGTTTTCAGGCGCGGATTAAATTCCAATTCCGCCTTGATGGCTTCGAGCATCGGATATGCCTGGTCGATACTGTCCATTACAATAACAGCATAATGTTTTTGGCCGGTCACAATACACCACAGCGTAAACAACTGAGTAACCTGCGTCGACTTACCCTCGCCACGCGGCGCACCTACCGCCTCATTTTCCCCTTTGGGGGAGCGGATAATCTCCGGCAGACGGCTGAATAAAAACGCATGCAGTTCGGATTTCTCATGCGAGCGGATATAATGGGGGAAGTAGGTATTCACGAAATATTCGTAACCGCCTACCGGGTCAGACACCTTGGCACGGCGTGCAGCAATAGCCTTGGGCGACGCATCAAAGCCGTCCACTTCCGCTTCGATGACTTGGCGCAGGCTGGCGGCCAGTTCGGCAAGGGATTTGAGGAATTCTTTATTTTTCATTTAAGAGGTAACCATGAAAGAAGAAATTTACCGAATGATTTTGAATTACTACAAAAAAAATAACTCCGGCATGACAGCAAGCTGGGTATTTGATGATTTCGTCAAGAAAGGAAAAACAGATATAAGTTTTGAAGAAATTGGGGAAGTCTTGGAACAATTAGTAATTGACTCAAAACTCCGGAAACAGGCAGGAGGCTTTTATATCCCTAGCTAACCAAACTTCTTCTCCACTTCCGCCCCAAACGGCTCCAATACCTCCACAAAGGCAGGCAAATGTTTGGGGTGTTTTTCTTGCACAAACGCCATCAAGAACTCAATTAATTCCAAAGCCGTCGCCAGTTTTGACGTTTCAGGCATCACACGGGCATTGGCGGATACGGTTTTCGTAAACGCATCGGCCAGGCTGGCCAACAGCTTGGCGCGGTCGGACGGAGGCAAATCTTCGGTACTCGAATCCTGCAGCATCGTCATCGTGCTGTTGTACTGCACCATAAAACCGGCCAACATCGCACGGCTCAAGTCCTCAATACCACCTCCGGCCAAAGTGTAGGCGGCGCGCATCTTATCCCAGTCGTCGCCTTTTTCCTTATCCGCACGTTTCCACGCACGCGCAGTGGCCTGCGGGATTTCGCACATCAAGGCCGCCGTTTCCAAAGTTTGCTCGCCGCTCACATAGAGCCGGCGTAACTTTTCACGGATTTCTTGCGGGTGAGCCATAATTACAGTCCCATTTTCGCTTTAAGCAATTCCCAGCCGACCGTAATCACGCCGCCGCCCAGTGCGCCGAATGTAATGGCCGTGCGTTTCGTGTCTTGGCGGATTTGTGCAATTTCCGCCTGCATTTCCTTCTGATTTTTCAGAGTTTGATCAGTCTTGTTTTCAATACGCGCCAAGGCTTCCAAAATCGGGTCGCTCATGATTTGTCCGCTTTCCTGTCCAGTTTTTCGTTTACTTTTTCTAACTTGTTTTCAATTCGTTCCAACGCTGCTGCAATATTAGTGCTGTCTGCCTTGGCGTCCGCCTTGGTGTGATAAGAGAGCTTGACCGCGTGCAGCTCCTCTTTAAGGTCGTCGATACGCTTGTCCGCCTCTTTCAGACGGCCTGAAATGCCGTTGACCCAAAACCAAAACGCCGCCGTCGCAATCGGCCACAAGGTTTTAAAACCAAATTCAAAGTCCATTTAAAACCCCTTAAACCGGCACATCGCCGAATACGATACGGACGGAGTGGCCGTCAGGGCGATTGCTGAAAATTTCGAGTCCATCTCCATCATTACAAACGCAGTAATACGCCGAAATCGTCTGCCAAACTGCACGCTTAAAGGTGTCGTAGTTTGTATTTGGATATTCAAGGTTAAAGGTCGTCTGAAAATCCTTATTCATCCGTACCGTATATTCAACCCCTGCCTTATCCAGCAGATTAGAAACATGAATGACAAACGGTTCTTGTTCGCGGGAGCGGCTTAAGCCCAATTCCAAATCGGCATGGCGCACAGCCAACTGACGTTCAACTAATTCACGGTAGGTCATTCTTTGATACCCATTAAATATTTTATCCGTCTGTACAACTTCTTAACCCACGAAATATTTACAAATGTATAAATCTTTGTTACAACTTCGCCGTCATACTGCGCATTTTCCCGTGCAGCCCGAAATTTTGCCCGGGCTTCTTCAGGGCCGTCCGCCCAAATGCTCAATGACCAGGACTTGCCGTCAAAGCGGTAAGAAAACATGTACTCATTCATAGGAGAAACCTTATGTATTTTGAAATCTATAAAGACGCAAAAGGCGAATACCGTTGGCATTTGAAAGCAGCCAACCATGAAATCATCGCTCAGGGCCAAGGCTACACCAGCAAGCAAAACTGCCAGCACGCAGTCGATTTGGTGAAAAGCACTACCGCCGCTACCCCTGTAAAAGAGGTATAAAATCCGCTTTTACCCTAAGCCCGCGCCCTACGCGGGCTTTTTTGTCAGTCGCCGAATAGTGGTCATAAATAGCAAAATATCTAATAATTTGAGACCTTTGCAAAATTCCCCCAAATCCCCTAAATTCCTTCCAAGACATTTAGGGGATTTCTCATGAGTACCTTCTTTCAGCAAACCGCACAAGCCATGATTGCCAAACACATCGACCATTTCCCGCTATTGAAGTTGGATCAGGTGATTGATTGGCAGCCGATCGAACAATACCTGAATCGTCAAAAAACCCGTTACCTCCGAGACCACCGCGGCCGTCCCGCCTATCTCCTGTTGTCCATGTTCAAAGCCGTCCTGCTCGGACAATGGCACAGCCTCTCCGATCCCGAACTCGAACACAGCCTCATCAC